GCCCGCGACCGCCGACAAGATCCGCGCCGAATCCCCCAGCCCGGCGACACGTCCCTGCGCCGACGAAGCCGACCGCAACTGCGCCGTCGTCTGACGAAGCGACTGATCCGACGCCTTCGCAGCCGACGTCGCGATCCGCTCCGCCTCAGCGTCGCCCATCGCCGCCAACTGCTGCGCCAGCCGGCCATACCCGCGCGACGCGATCGTCTCCACGTTGTTCACGAACGCCGTCGCGTCCCGCACCCCACCCGCCAACGCACCAGCGAACCGGCCCAGCGGCGTCAGGCTCGCCCGGGACTTCTGCTGCGCCTGCCGCGCCTCCAACGCACCCAACTGCCGCGTCGCAGCCGCCACCGCGTCACGCTTCTTCGCCAACGCCGCCTCAGCGCCCGCGATCTGAGACGCCGTAGCGCCCTTCTTCCGCCGCACTTCAGCGAGCCGCAACTCCGCGACCCGCACCGCGTCGATCGCCTGCCGCTGCCGCGTCGTCGCCTTCAACAAGTCATCCGGCGTCACCGGCGGCCCGAGCTTCGCGTCGAACCTCGAGAAGAACTCCGACACCGGGATCTGCCCGCCGTCCGCGTACCCCTTGACGACGCCGCCGTCAGCGAACCGCTGCGCGTTGATCTTCTGCAACAGGGGCAGATTCTTCCGGGTCGCCGCAGCGTTCACCACGAACTCACCCGACGACAGCCACGCCGGCACGTTGTCCTCACGAGGTCCACCCAGACCGAGCGGGATCATGCCGCCGTCGGCTCGCGCCTCGCGCGTCTGCCCACCCGTCGTGATGTTGACCGACTCGCCACGGATCCGATACGTCACGACCCGGCCGTCGATCCGGGACATCTTCGTGATGACCTCATTCAGCGCCGAGTTCAACCCTTCGAACCCGTTCGCCTTGATCGCGGTAGTGACCGTCTTCGGCACCTCACGCAGGATGTCGCTGTAACGCTTCGTCGCCCCACCGGCGAGCCCAGCGGCCTTGCCTGTCCGGTCAATCTGGCCCGCAAGCTGAGCCGCCGTCTTCGACACCGCCGACTGACTCGCCCCGCTCTTGACCATCGTGTCGATGACCTTCAAACCAGCATCGACAAGCTCGCGCATCGACGCCCTAGCGTTCAGCGTCGCCTCACTGTTACCGCGGAGCTCCTTGCTGGCGCCCTTCGCGGCATCCTTCACGCCCGCCAGCGACCGCGCGAACGCGTCGTTCGCCGACTCCTGGTTCAACGCCCCAGCCAACGCGAGCACCGCCTCAGAGAGGCCTTCGATCTCCTTCTTCGCGTCCTCCGCCGACCGACCCACACCGAGAACAGCCTTCGTCATCGGGGTCTGCGCATCAGCGGCCTTCTTCGCAGCCTCAGCAGCCGCATCCACGGCCTTCTCGTAAGCCTTGAACTGGTACCCGACCTGCTCACGAACCTCGGGGTTGTCGATAGACGCGAGGAGGCGGTCGAACGCCGCCTTCGCCTCATCAGCGCGGCCGTTCTGCACCAGCCGCGCCAAGCCCTCATCCAACTGGTGAACCTGAGCGTTGAACTGCGACGCCCCCACACCCATGTCGAGCATCCGGTTTACGAACCCGGTCATCGACCCGTTGTGGGCGTTGTCCGCCGCAATCGCGAACTTGTCCAACGCCTCGCTCGTGTTTTCGACATTCCTCTCGAAGAGACCGAACGTCGACGTCGAGAACGCCTCAAGCCCAGCGCCGGCCAAGGCGCCAGTCCGCCCGAACGAGTCGAGCGCCGCGTCGAGCTCCTTCGCCTCAACCGTCGCCACGCTCATCGCGCCCGACAAGGCCGCGAACTCCACCGCAGCAGCCGCGACGCCGACCACCGTTATGGCCTTACCTGCAACCGCCATCGCCTTGCCCGTGGCGGTCGACGTGACGCCGAGAGTCTGCATCGCAGTGCGCAGTTCGATGATCCGCGGGATCGTCACCAGCGCCGCACCACCCAACAGGGCCGCGCCGCTTGCCGCCGCCGCAAGCGCCACCGCGCCCTGCTGCATCTCAGGAGAAAGGGCGCCGAACGCGTCGACGCCCTTCTCCGCGGTCTGCACCAGCGCCCGCAGCGCATCGTTCGCGCCCGACCCCGACTGGATCAGCGCCGAATCGATCGACCCCTGCAACCGGTCCAAGTCACCCGCGAGGTTCTGCGTCTTCAGCGCCGCCGTCTCCGTGGCGTGACCCTGGTCGTTGACAGCGCCCTGCCACTTCCTCGCCGCCTCCGCACCGCCCTCCATCACCAGAGCAGCGACCCGGTAGGCGTCCGTACCGAAGATCGTCTTCAGGGCGCTGATCTGCTGCTCCTGCGACAACCCCGACAAGCTCGTCTTCAGTTCCTCAGCGATACCCGCGAACGGGATCATCTGCCCCTGCGCGTCGAAGAACTCGAGCCCAAGCTCCTCCATCAACGTCGCGGCCTCTTTCGAGGTCGGCGTCAGCGACAAGAGCATCGTCTTGAACGACGTACCAGCGTCCGACCCGATCAGCCCAGCGGACGCGAACTGGGCGAGCGCCCCAGTCGTCTCCTCGATCGACAAGCCCGACTGGTTCGCGATCAGACCGACCTGGTTCAACGCCGCGCCCATGTCGTGCACGGACCCCTGCGCCTTACCGGCCCCCGCGGACAGCAGGTCCGCGACGTGAGTGACGTCGCCGCCCTTCAGACCGAACTGCGTCAACGCTGAAGCCGACGTCTCCGCGGCCTCCGCCACCGACAGGCCACCAGCAGCCGCAAGGTCAAGGGCGCCCCGGAGACCGCCGCCGAGGATGTCCCGAGTCGCGACACCCGCCTTCGCGAGTTCCTCGATGCCCTGCGCGGCCTCCACCGCACTGAACGCCGTGTCCGCGCCGGCCTTCACCGCCGCCTCACGCAACGCCGCCAACTCAGAAGCCGTCCCCCGAGTCGCGGCCGCAACAGCAGACATCTGCTTGTCGAAGTCAGCGAACGCCTTGACCGCTGCACCCACGCCAGCAGCCAGCGCCACGCCGGCACCACCGACAGCGGTCCCGAGAGTCGTCCACTCCTGGGCGTTTTTGCCAGCAGATCGCTCAGCAGCCGTAGAGAAGTCCGAGACCGACTTACGAGCCGCGGCGAGGCTGCCCTGGAAACTGGCGATGTCCGCCTTCAGGGTCACGGACACGACGCGGTTGCCGCCGAACAGGGCCATGACAACCCCCGTCCGCTATTCGTCTGTGAGGTCTACGCGTCGCGCACCAAACTTCAATGCCTGCGGGTTGCGGATGTTCGCCTTGCCGCCATCGCTGTGATCGTGGGCGCGTTGCGCTGACGAGTCGCAGCCGTAACACCGCACGGGGCCGGTCGCCTCATAACCCCACTCGGCTTCCGGGTTGTTCGGGTCAGCCCGCGGGTCCGTCGTCTCCGACAGCGGAAACCCGCACCCGGGGCAGAGGTCGTCTTCGTACGCCTGCAACGCGACCGCGAGGTCGCTGTCCGCTTCCGTCCACTTCTCGGCCGGCGACCGCTCGCCCCGCAACACCGACAGCGGCACACCCCACGACCGCGCGGTCCGGAGCTCCCTTAGGACTTGGGCGTTTCGCGGGCGACCGAGGCCGCGTACGAGAAAGGGACCTCAGTCCGCCGCTCCCAAGACGCACGCTTGAACGTGTCCAGGAGAAGGTCGAACTGCCCCTCACCGATCACGGCCCGCACCTTGCGCCACTGCTCAGCGGTCAGCCCGTCGATGGACCCGGCCGCGAACGTCGCGTAGGTGCGCTCCGCCTCCGGCACGTCATCGCCGTGCTCCGCCTTCAACGCCGCGTCGACCGCCTCGAACTGCTCCCGCGTCACCGCACGGAACCGGAACGTCCGCGCCGACGCGTCGATCTCGTCGCGGATCTCGTCCATGCGGCGCACCATCGCCGCCTGCCCACCACCGGCGCCCAACGTCGCCTCACCAGCCGCCGACTCACGCCGCGCCTGGTCCTGCAACCGGTTGAGCTCCGCGTCCAGCTCCTCGTACTCAGCGACCAAGTCGCTGCGCGCGTACACAGTCGCCGCGCGCTCCGGCAGCTTCGCGCCAGAGATCCACGCGTCGATGTCCAGATCTTTGCCAGCCAAGGGAAGCCCCTCCCATACTCGCCCCAAGGGATGAACAGCCGCCCGGCGGTGGGGCTACCGCCGGGCGGCTGACTTGCGGCCGGTCAGGCGATGACAGCGACGCGGCGGTAGTACTTGTCGCGCGGAGAGAGGGACTGGGTGATGCCCAGCTTCCCGTTCTCCTCCGGCGGCAGGTCACGCTGCGCGCCACACGTCACCGGCAGGACGTTGACCTTGTCCGCGACAGCGACGACCTGGTCGTAGGGCACGCCCCACCGCTCGACGATGTTCCCGACCGCGCGCTCCGTCAGAGCCAGCGCGGCCTTGTCGTTCACCGCCGACAGGATGTTCGTGTTGTACGTGATCTCCAGGGACCGAGTGATACGACCGGGCTGGGAGTAGTTCTCCGTGTCACACAGCCGCTTGTCATCGACCGTGTCCTCCGACACCGACGGGTTGTACCCACCGAGCCGGATGTAGCACGTCAGATCCACGACCGTGCCGGCCGTCAGCTCCGCGACCGTGGGTGTAGCAGGGTTCGCGATCGCAGGCACCCACAGGACCAGCAGGTTGCCGTCAGCGGGGACAGAAAGAGGCTTAGGCATCGGTCACGCCTCCTTGTTCCCGGCGACCCCGCCGCGCGGGTTCCCCGCCTTGTCGGTGTTGAACTTCGGCTCCCGGGCGATGGCCCGGTGCCCCTCGTTGACGGGGTAGCCAGCGACGACCTCGAACTGCTCCTTGAACGCCTCGAGGTACTCCTCGGACACATCCATGGCGTGGCCGGTGGTCTTATCGCGCACCCAGACGAATTTGGGCATGCGTGTCTCCTTATCTGGGGTGAGCGGACAAGACCCAGCCAGCCCCGGCCAGGGAGAACAACACGAGAAGGACGCTCAGCCCGCCACGGTGGACAGGCGGTACACGTCCGAGATGTAGAGCAGAGGAGGCGTCACGTCGTCATCACGCAGCAACGCAGACGACGACTCATGACTCACCGGGAACGCACGCCGGCCCGCCACCGTCAGCCGCGCGTCCAGGACAGCGCCACGGACACGCTCAACGGCCCACAGCACTTCGCTCGCGGTCTTCCCGACGCAGGTGACGCGGACCGCCTGCTCGAGGCGGTCACTGACCACCACGAGCTCCTCACGATCCGACAAGCCACCGTCGGGAAACACCACCACGTACGGCGTGACCGGGGCGACCGGCCCTCCACCCGGTGGGACGGGCGCGGGCGGCACCACACCCACATGCACAGTCAGGTTCGGAACCGCCCGAAGCGCAGCAACGAACGCCTCGACCTGGGGGCGGACCGCGACCGTGGTCACTTGAAGACCGCCCGCGTCGCCACGTCAGCGAGGTGGAACTCCAGCAAGGGGATCTCGCGGTTCACCGGGGCCATGAAATCCCGCGACGGCGGACCGTTCGACGTCCCCTCGTACACGACGCCGCCAAGCGACCCCGACCCGCCGAGCGTGGGACCGATCTCCGCGTCGAGGCCGCGAACGTCGTAGCTGATAGCCCGCGACAGACCCGGGAAGTGCTTCGACCCCGCCAGGTCGCGGATCAGACCGTTCTTGATGTTCAAGGCGGCCCGCTCGATGACCTTCGCCGACTCCAACGTCACCTCACGCGACGCCGCGCCCAACTCGATCCCCAGCGCCCGCACCTCGTCGGAGTTCACAGTGACCCGCATCAGCGGTCACCATCCATGCGGTCCCGGATCAAGGTGTCCTCCGCGAGGCGCATCATGCCCAGCGCCTCAGTCAACGCCAGATCGTCACCGTCGCCGTCCACAGCCTCAACCCAGTCCGCGAGGTCACCGTCAGGCGTAGCCCGTCGTTCGATGGTGATCAGCGCCACCCTCATGCCAACCGGCTCTGCACTCATCAGCCCTGCACCTCCTCACACGCCGCCGTCCGATGGGTCGCGTGCGTCTTCGCCGGCAACATCGCCCGCACCCGATACACCCGACCCACCAACTCCACGTCCTGCCCGGCAGCCATCACCGTCACCACGTCGCCCCGCTCCAACAGCGGCGCCGACATCGGCAACTGCAACGCCACCGACAGGACCGTCCACACGAACTCACCGGCAGTCGGAGTCGCCGGCTGCACGTTCGGGACCTGCACCCGAGCCGGCCCCACATACACGGCCACCGGCGCAGTCGGCGTCTCCCGCCCAGTCGACTCGTCCCACGTTGACGCGCCCGACGCCCGCGTCACCATGACCACATCCTGAAGCAACGACTCGAAAGCAGCGCGCCCCGCCGCCGTCGCCGAAGCCGCAGTCACCAGAACCGGCCCGCCACATCAGGCGCCCCATACGGACGAACCGTGAACGCCGCACCCGACCCGCCAGACGTCGCAGGCGGGGCCAACAGATCCCACTCGAGATCCGTCAGATCCAGCCCCGCAGCCGCGGTCTCCGTACGCCGGTACGAATAGTCGTCGATCGACTCACTGAGCTTCCCCTCAGGGTTCCGCAAGCCACGCGCCACCGCACCAGCCACAACAGACTGCGCAATCACAGCGAGATCCGGGGAAGCAGCGACACGGCCCACAAGATCCGGGAACCGCAGGCGCACCCGCGCCTCCACATACGCCAACCACTGAGTAGCCGCCGCCGACTCAGCCTCCGTCAACGGACGCATCAGCGCCGTACCCACATCAGCAACCGAAGCGAACACGACACCCCCTCACGAAGAACCAGGCCGGCCGGGCGCTTCCCCACGACCGGCCGACCCGGAACTCACTCGACCGCTACGCCAGCGGCAGCCACAGCCGCCACGATGTCGTCGCGGGTAGCGTCGTCCTCGACCTCGACGCCGTGGGACTGCGCGTACGCAACCCACGCCGCCTTCGCCGAACCAGGACCCGACTTCGGCGGAGGCGCATCGCCCTCGTCGACCACGGCGGCGGCAGGATCCACCGGCGCAGCCGCAGGGGCCGCGTCCTCAACCCATACGTTCGGGTTCTGGATCTGCTCGACCGCCCACCCCGGCAGGTCCGCCTCGACGAGGCCAGCGGAGCACAGGAACGCCCCGCCCGACTCGTCCGCGACGATCACGTTCTCGACCAGGCGGCGGCCCATCACAGGACGGTAGCGACGAAGGACAGGTCGGGGTTCGCAAGCACCGGCAGGCCGATCGCCTTCGAGTGCACCCACACGCCGATCGGGTCGACCGACTTGTACGTGCCCACCACGATGCCCGGCTGGTCGAACGGCGCCAGACCGTAATCAGGCTCCATCGACTCCAGCGTCCGACCCCACCACGTGCCACCCAGGTCCGTGCCGTCCGCGTTCGCGGTCGGCGCCGGCAGGAACAGCAGCCGGTTATCCGGGATGACCTTTGTGGTCACACCGTTCACCCGCACAGCGCGGTCATACACGTACACCGGCGGCAGACCCCACGACGTGAGGATCCCGTTCACGCCCTCACGGCCGATCAGACGACCCCCGCCACCCTCACCCGTACGGATACCGGCGTCGGCGCGGATCTCGTCGTTCTTCTGCATCGCCATCAGCACACGAGTCGACGTGACGATCGCGCCCGGGGCCTGCCCAGTCGCATCCACGTACGTCTGCATCCACGTCGCCAGGTTCGTCGACGCCGGCGCGCTGCTCGTCGACCACAGGGTGCCAGCGGTCACAGTGTGCCCAGCGGTACGACCGAAGTCTGCCTCCTGGATCACACCGTTCTCGTTGATCGTCACCTTGCCGGTCACCAGCGCCGCGCCGCGGGCGAGCTCCATCCGGTCAGACACCGCCCGACCCTCACGGATCGCGGCCTTCTGAACCGTGGTCAGGACATTCTCGTCGCTGTCCTGCCCCATGCCCCGGAGCCGGTCATACTCACCGACACGCACCTTGTCGCCCAGCGGAGGCAGCTCGATCGTCTGCCGCTTCCGGGTCGGAGCCTTACCGATCCGCGACTCGGTGTCGTACGCCTGGAACATTGCGGCGTCACCCTGGGCCAGCGACCCGGTAGTGAAACGCACGTTGATGTCGGCGACGAGCTGGTTCGGAAGGAACAGGGACAGCGTGTTCCTGTTCACCTCGTAATCGGCCATGTCGGCTCTCACATATCCCGTGAGATCCGCCGGCGAAATGACATCCGTCCAGAGACTCATAGCTCACTCCCCCCGTCTCAGTTGAAGACGAAGCTCGGGGCAGCCTTCTGAGCCGCCGAAGAAACAGGGAACGGCAGGTTCGCCGTGATGATCCGCCCGTGCCACACCAGCGGCCCAGACACGTTGCCCGTCGAACCGGAGGGGACCGACACGTCGGTCAGGAGGAACCCGTCGAGGACATCGGAGCCGTCCGAAGCGCCGGAACCGCCACCAGTGGTGGTCGCGATCCCCACCGCCGGCGACGAGCCGCCCGTAAGCGACGCGGACGCGGTCAGCGCCGGCACGTCAGTGCCCGAACGGGCACCGGTGAACGTGACGACGTACGGAGTGCCGGGGCCGGGGCCACCGGTCACAGCCAGATCGCCGGGGTTCACGTTCGACAGGTTCTCGAGGGCGGTCTGCACCGCCGACGCCGTCGCGTTGTACGCGATCGCAGCCGACGTCTCACCGTCGAGGGTCAGGGTGAACGTGCCACCAGTCGGGGTGCCCGTGATGGTCACCGTCTGCACCTCATTCGGGCGGGCAGCCAGCGGCACCCAGAACCCCGAATAGGTACCCGACGTGGCCCGCGCCAGCGGCATACCCGACTTCAGGTACCCATCCGGGTAGTGCGTAAGCGCCGTCAGAGCCGCACGCGCGACCGTGATCGACTTCGCGTTGTCAGTGCTGTGGCGAGAACCAAGCCAGGACTGATCGCCCTGACCGATGGTCTCGCTCCGGAAGCTCAGGTCCATAACTGGTCTCCATTGTGAGTTTGATGATCAAGATGTGGTTCAGGCGATGCGCACAGCAGCGCGGGCCTCGCGCTCCGCCGCCAACTCCTTCTGCCGGCGCTCCGCGCCCGACTGGACCGACGACTGCACCGACCCCTGCCGCGTCCCCTGCGACGGATCAGCCTTCGGAGTACGCGGCTCCGCGGCCCTCGCAGCAGCCGCCGCCTCCGCCTCCACGCGCGCCCGCGACAACTCCGCCAGCCGCTCCGCCTGCCGCGTGATCCCCTGCTCGTCAGCCGCCGTCAAGAACGTCTCCGCGTCCTCACGGCTGATCTGATGCTGCGCCGCGACCATGAACCGAAGCGCCTGCACACGGGCATCAGCGGCCTCACGCTCGAGGCGCTTCACCTGCTCCTGAGCCCGCTGAAGCTCCGACATATCCTTCTCGCGCGCCTTGTTCAGCTCCGCCTCGGCCTCCGTGGCACGCTTCTCAGCGGCCTTACGGGCGACCTCCTCAGCCTTCTTCTCAGCACGCACCGCAGCCAACGTCGCCACGACCTTCGGGTCCTTCTGCTGGTCATCACGACCAGACTCAGCGACCTCAGCGGCAGCAACAGCAACAGCAGGGGTGGAGTCTTCGAGCTCAGGCATTGCACTCCCATCACGGAAGGTGGACCGCCCGGCATCACACCGACCGGTTGGAAACTTGGAGGTCGTCAGGCGACCAGGTACCCCGCCTCGAACAGTCGGCGACGGAACTCCTCATCCGTCGCGGACACCCGAGCGATCGCCTCAACCGTCAACCGGCGGCGACCCCGCAACCGGGACCGAGCGAACCCACGCTTCGACGTGCCCTCAGCCGTCGTCATCCCCTTGTACTGGCCGGCGCGGCGCGCGTTCACGACCTGCGAGATATCCGCACCCAACGACAGCGCCCGCTCCTCCGGCGCCGTTAGCCCACGGACCTCACCGCGGCGGAACGCCTCGTACGGGTCGACCGTCGCTGACTCCGCGAAGGACTGCGACGCCGAGGGGGCCATACGACAGTCATCTTGAGGATGTCGAAGGAACCCCTGGGACTTCCGATACACGCGGCCAGCGAGGATCGCGCACCGCGAACAGGACGGCGGCGTCAGGATTCGCACCCAGCCAATCACCGCTGGCCGCGCCTGCATCCCAGCGAACACCGCCGCGCGACCCGTGTCCTGCAACGTCGACCGCACATACATCGACAGCGCCGACCCGCCACGGGCCATCGCCGTCTCCGGCGCCACACCAGACCCGATGAGCGACTTCACGCCGATCACCGACTCGTACAGCAGGCTGTCCAGCGCCCGGCCGTCCGACGCCACACCCGCGAACGCCGCTGGCGCCACAGCACCCAGCGACTCCCCGCCCCCGTCCTGCTCCGCGAGCACACCATCCAGATACGGGTCAGCGTCCTCCGCCGCCCGCACCTGCAACGCGACCACGGCCGCCACGAGCGTCGGCCCTACCCGGGCCCAGCCCGCGTCCAGATCGCCGACCGGCACCGACGCCCACAACCGGCGCGCTGCCTCAACGCCGACTAGCCCGACCTGCCGCTGAAACGCCACATGCGCCGCGACGGAATCGAGCGCGACCGGCACCGCTTACCCCTCGGGCAGCGACAGCGGGACGGGCTCAGGCGCCGCAGCGCCTGCCTGGCTGTTGACCGGCAAGCCGGCCAGCAACTGCGCGGTCAACGGGTCAGCACGGTTGAACGCCGCTTCCTCCGTCGCCTCCATCCGCTGAATCTGCACCTCGGAGTACCCGACATCCTCACGGGCCTGCCGGACAGTGATCAGCGGACGGTCACCCTGCAACGACTTGATCGCCGCGTCGATCGTCTGCGCACGCGTCGGAGTCGCCGGGTTCTTCCACAGCGTCTCCATCTGCCGCAGATCCGGGTTCCAGTCGCCGTCGACAAAGCGCCGCACCAGGCGCATCGTCTGCTCCCACGACCCAGCGAAGCCGCGCTCCTTGCGCTCCACCGTCTTCACGAGCCGGCTCTCATCCGCGGTGATCGCTTCAGCCGAAGGGGGATTTGTGGTGAGTTGTCCCAAATAGCGCAGCGGGAGCCCGTACACGCCGGCGAGAAGCTGCCCGTACATGTCCACGATCGTCTTGAAGTTCGACAACTCCGCCGCCGCGAACTGCCCGAACTTCGCGTCCTTGTTCTCCGACATCGAGATCGCACCGAAGTACGACTCCCACACCGTCAACGACTTCCCCGTCTCGTCGACGAACCCATCCTTCGCGACACCCACAGCCCACCGCTGCGGGATCGCCATGAGCTCCGCCGCGACCTGCGCGTTCGTCAACGCCCGCGCCGTCGCATCCGTCAGGTCGATCGCCCGCAGCATGTACGACTGCCCGTCGCGGGCCGCCAGCCGGGGGCTGTTCGTCAGCGCCACCACGGGCACACGGCCCAAGTTGTGCTGATCGCGTCCCGGCGAACCGTCCTCGTCCTCAACCCAGTCGCCGCGCTGGTCCTTCACCAGCCACGCGGTCACGTCCGGCAGGTAGAGGGTCGCGCGCTCCACCTTCTCGCCGGACGAGTCATCGACGTAGAACTTCGCCGCCGCTGACAGGGCGCGCCGACGCGGATCCCACTCGCCGGTCATCTCCGTCGCCGACTCGACCGTCACCAGCGGCGTCGTGTCGTCTTCCTCGTTCCGGCCCACACACGTGAAGCTCCGCCCGTAGATGAGCGAGTCGAGGTGCGCGAGCTGCGACTCCTCATCGAGGCCGTTCGCCTGCCAGATCCGCCACATCTCCTTATCGGCGTCCGCCGCGCCCGGGAGGCGGAACCCCTCAAGGTCGATCCGCTGCTCAACCGAGTCCACGCACGTCGCCGGCCACGCCACCACCGTGATGAAGCGGCGCAACTCTGGCGGCACCGCCAACCCAAGCTGCTCAAGCCGCTGCATGCCGTTGTAGTACGCGTCCAGGTGCTTGAATCCCAGCCGTGCCCGCGTCCGATCACCCAACGCGTGCCCATTCGTGTCCCGCTGCAACCGCGCCCGCAGGCGAGCCAGGACCGTGGCCTCAAACTCGGAGACAGCCACAACCAACCGCCTCCCACATCACCAACGACGCACAACAACCCGGCTATCAACCCGCTCCGGCTCACGACCCCAACCCGCAGACCGCGCATCCGCCGCAGCCTCATGGGCCAGGACCGAGGTCACAGCGGCGTCGATCTTCTGGTCCTGACTCGGCTTGCCCAAGATGTACCGATCACCCGGCCGCGCCAGCTTCTTCGCGTGACCGACGTGGATCTCGGTGATCGGGCAGCCGTCGTGCATCAGGGCACCCGTCGACAGGTCCGTCACGGTCCGCTCAAGCGCCGCGTGCATCTGCACGATCCGGTACGTCTCCCACGGCAACACCGTCTCGTCGCCGTGCTCAAGCGCCCAGGCGTCGATCTCCGACCGCCAGTCACGTGGGTCGCACAGCATCCGCTCGACCCAGTACGTTCGGAACAGCTCATCGACCGCCGCGTTCACCTCGCCGCGGGGGATGCGCCCGCCCCACTCAGCCGGGTTCCAGATCATCGGCCGCCGGTCCGGGCCGTACGTCGGGGTGAACATCCACCCGTCCAACGTCTCCGCCCGTATCGCCGTCCAGTCGTCCGTCTCCGACCCGTCGAAGCCGGCGCACACACGGGCGCCCTGCTCTGGCGCCGGGCGCCTCGCGAGCGCGGACGCCCACAAGCCGTCGACCAGCCACGACCCCTTGCCCTGCACGAGGCGGTTCCCGAAGAACCGCTCTGCCTGCGCCGGGTCGTGCTCCATGAGCTCAACGGCCTCAGCCTCGATCGAGTCCAGGTTCACCCACCACGAGCCCTCGTACACATACTCATGGATCTTCCGCCGTTCCCGCTTGTTGCGGTACGACAAGCTCTTGGGCGGCTGCCGGAAGAACTTGAACACGTCCGGCGCCTGCGACTCGTACGTCGTCTGCGCGACGCTCATCTCCGTCGGATCCCACGCGTTCGTGGTCTCGATCGTTCGGCCACCCATGCCGGCCGCGCCGCGCCGCTGCGTCTCGGCGACCTTCCGCATCTTGTTCCGCGCCGTGTACAGGCCACTCTCGTCCTGGAACGCGAACGACAGCGGATTGCCCAGCCGGGAGTTGGCCGAAGCCGTCACGACGTCGATGCGGTCCATGTCCGGGTCATCGTTGCTGCCCAGGATGCGGATGAAGCCCTCACGGACCTTCAGCAGTTCAGCTAGCGGGCCCATGCGGATCATTGCCGTCAGTGGCCGATAGATATTGTCGACCTGGTCTTCCGACGTCGCGGTTAATTGCGCGTAAGGACTGGGGTGGCGAATGCCTTTCGGCTCCCCCACCTCGTACGGGAACGACCACCCGCATCCGCACCCGAAGTCCGAGCACAAGTACGCGTCGCCCTCCGCGGCCCAGCCACCGAACAACGACGGCCCGACCGCCTCCACGCACGTGATCGCCGCAGCCCACGGACCCTTGCCCGTCTTCTGCGGCGCCACGATCTGCGACCGCCGATACACGAACGCCTGGTTCATCAGCGGACGCTCAGGGATCCACACCGCGTCCGGGCGGATCCGGTAGTGGTTCGCCGTGCACCAGAACTGCCAGTCCGACATCTTGAACGGCTGCCGCCGGGCGAACCCGTCCGGCACCCGGCAATGCTGCTCAACCCAAGCGTCGATCAGATCCCCGAGCGTCGGGAAGTCGACCACGTACTCACTGGGCATCGCCGACAGCCCTCAACCGCCGCGCTCGAGCAGCGACCACAGGGGCCGCAGTCGGCGCAGGCGCCTCATCCGACGACTGGGCGATCTTCCAACCCATCTCCGCCAGACCAGCCGTCGTCATCCCCACCTGATCGGCGAACCGGTGCAACTGCGCCAACACCGACGCAGGCGCCTCCGGATCCTCACACCGCACCCGAACCCGAACCCACATCGCCACCGTCGGAAGCCGCCACGACTCCGACTCCAACGACCACGCGCAAGCCTGCGGCGACCGCCACGCCTCCGCCCACACCTCCAGCTCACGATCCGACGCCGCAGAGAGGGGCCACGCCGGCGCCGGCCCGTCGAACCCCGACGCTGGCAACGCCGTCAGCACAAACCCACGCCGCTCCGACCGACCCGACGACGGATCAGCAACCGGACCAGACCGATTCCGAGCACCACCACGAGGCACAGCAACCACTCTCCAACGGCATCACGCCGCATCGGATAGGGGACGGCATCACGCCGCCCCCGCGATCTTGTGAACCCTTCGCGCCTGGCGGCGTCCTCACCGGCGGCGTATTTCTCGGCCTCTGGCTCGGGCTCCTCCCCCGGGGTGCCTGCATCGCCGCAGGTCAGGGGCTTGCGCGTCGTCCGCCGAGCCGCGTCGGGCGTGGACGCCGTCCACGTTTCCGCAGGTCAGGGCGCTATGCCTTCGGGGCGTTCCACCCGGCGGGGTTGCTGATGGCGGTCCATCGGTTGTGGCATGGCGCGCAGAGGGGGCGTCCGTGCACGGGGTCGTCGGGGTCGAGGCCGCGGGCTATGAGATCACGTCGATCCAACGGCCAGTGGTCTGCGACGGTGGCTGGCTGTCCGCAGTGGACGCAGCGCCCGCTGTTCTTGGCGAGGACTCCGGGGCGGAAGCGGGCGCGGTGTCCGGGCCCGTAGGTCTTGGTGCCTGAGTCGCGCGCCTTGTCGGCTGCGGCTTGGCAGGTGGGGCAGCGTCCGCCCGGGGTGAGGATGCCGCAGCCTGGGGTCGTACAGGTGCGGACGCGCCTGCGCGGGGTCATGCCTTACCGCGTGGGGTCTTGGCGAACTGGCCGTCGCCGCGTTGGCGGCGACGGTGGGCGAAGGGGTCGTAGTCGAGTTGTTCGTGTTGGGCGATGACGGTGGCGATGTGGTCGCGGAGGATGGGGCTGTCGCGATACCACTCGCGGCCGGCTACTCGTAGGGGGCGGAAGCGACGGTGTAGTTCGGCTTCGTCGTCCGTGGTTCCGAAGTGGACGGCGAGGAACTGGGTGTTGGGTGGGTAGGAGGCGAGGCGCGCATCGAGGTCGGAGGCGAACCCGATTTTGAGGTGTTCGCCGACTTGGAGGTAGTAGATGTCGCCGTCGCGTGGCCCACCGGGGACGTGTTGTTGGCGACGCGTCCGCTCGCGCAGGGCTCGCACTTCCTGGCCCACGTGGTGCCACACGTAGCATGCGTGGTCTTCGCACAGCATGACGTGTAGTTCGGCAAGTTTCTCGACGGGGAACTTGCGGCAGCCACGTACTGAGCATTGGAAGCCGGGTGTACGGCGTTCGTAGCCTGCGCGTTTGAAGTCGTCTTCGGTGGGGGTGCGACCGAAGAGGGTCCAGCCTCTGAGGCGGTCGCGTTCATCCCGTTCGCGCCGCAGGCGCTGGCGTCGCACTTCGGGGTGTTCGGCGCCTTGCTCCGGCGTCCGAGTCAGGTCATCTCGGGTGGGGCCTGGCACGAAACGGTGTTGCTTGGGCACTGCGCGCTCCTGGTTCGGGGCATGCGCTACCGCCTCAGCGGTGACAGTAGCGCGTGGGTGGGTGTTTGTACAGGTCAGGCGTTGTGTCGGCGAGTGAGGCGGATGGCGATGGCGAGGACGCCGGGGCGGTCGTAGGTGGTTCGGGTTCCGGGGTGGCGGGTGATGGTGTCGGGGTAGCGGACGGCCCATTGGCGGATGCGCGCTGGTCCGCCGTGGCCGAGGTCGATGCCGTGGCGTTCGAGTAGCCATGCGGCGAGTTCGCGGTCGGTTGCTGGGTCGGCTCGGTGGGCGTCGTTGGGGGGTGGGTCGTGGGCGCCAGTGCGGGTGGCGCGCTCGAGGTCGACGAGGTGTTGGTCTGCGACGTAGAGCTGGTTGTCGATGGGGTTCCGGATGGCGATGAGGTGGCCGGCGCGCACCCAGCCCTCGATGACATCAAGGGGCAGGCCAAGTCGGTCGGCGGCCTGGGCGAGGGTGTGGGCGATCACTGCTGTGCTCCGGTGAGCTTGAGCGCCTTGGCTGCGCGGCGCTCTTCGCGTTCCTTCTTCTTCTTCTTCTCGGCTTCCGCCTCAGCGAACACCTTGATCATGAAGTCGTACTTCTCGGGGGGGATGACTTCGTTGCAGTCGACGGCGACGCAGGCGATGGTGACGGGGTCGCCGGGCTCTGCGGGGGCGCTGCGGGTGAGGGTGAGGCGGGCGCATGCCTGGCATGGGACGGGGAGGAATACGCGCCTCTCGTCCATGGGCCAGCGAGCGCGCATGCGGCTGACGCGGTCGGTGAGTTCTTCGGTGAGGGCGCCGGCCCACTCTTGGGTGATGGCCCATGGGAGTTGCCGTGCGATCCACCGGCAGATGGCGTGTGTGGTGAGGAGTGGGTCGGCGCTGGCGGCAAGGCCGACGACGCGGGCAGGGTCGTAGATGCGTTCGCCGTTGCTTCGCCTGGTGCTGGCCGGGCGGACGTCGGCGCCGTTCCATCCGGGGCCGTGGAGGCGGCTGGGGTGTTCTTCCATGATGAGGAGCGCCCAGGATGCGAGCTCGGCGTGTAGGTCGTCGGCGTCGGATACGGCGGAGATGTTGAGGGGGGCGGGTGGGGAGAAGCCTTTGCCTTTTTCGGCTGGCCGTACGGAGTTGGAGGCGCCTGGCTGGACGTGGTCGCGGATGTGGGCGATGAGCTTCGGCGCGTAGTTGAGGGCTTCGCGGACGCGCTCTTGGTGCCACTCGCAGATGAGGTCGCGGCCTTGGGTGTGCGCGGGGAGGCATCCGGCGCAGTCGGTGCGGGGGCATTCGGCTTGGTGCTTCCTCGGGATGGTGTGGCCGGGGGCGCCGTTCTCGAGGGTGCCGGCGATGCAGTTCGCCACGGTGGTCCTTTCGCGCCGGGGTGGTTAGGGTGTTGGCGACTGCTGCCCTGCGGGCGTGGTTGGTCCTCGTCGGGTTCGCGGCCCGGCGGGGACTTTTTACGTGGCGGCTAGTTCTGCTTCGCCTAGCTGTTGGAGGACGTGGTTGATGAGTAGGTCGTTCATGGCGGCGTCGGGCTTGTAGAAGAGCTCGGTGAGGACGTCCGAGCTGGGGATGCGGCGCCTGATGGTGGTGTTGCCGACGGTGAGGGTGACGGCGACGGTTTTCTCGGTCATGCCTGCTCCCTGATGGCGTCGCGGATGGCTTGGTCGTGGTCCTCGTTGGTGGGTTGGTAGCGTTGGTCGATGCCCGGGAAGGGCGCGATGGGCCGGTTAACGTGTGCGGTTGCGACGGTGACGTTGATGGTGTCGGGGTGGTCTCGTCTGCTGTCGTAGGCGATGACGTGGTGTTCGTCGTCGACGGTGAACTTCGCTTGTAGGGGGATGTCGGCTGGGTCGAGACCGTGGTCGCGGGCCCACATTTGCCAGGCGTGGAAGGTGGCTTCGCTGGCGTCGGGGCCGGGGCCGATGGTTCTGCGGGTCATGCCTGCTCCTTGGTTTCGTGGTGTTCGCGGCCGTCGAGTGAGTGGTGGATTATGAGCCAGCCGATAGTGCCGTCGTCCCGTGAGACGGGTTCGGTGGTGGGTCCGCAGGGGCAGTCGTCGTCGTGGTGTTCGATGAGGTCGTCGACGGGTTCGACGTGGACGGTGTTCACGCGGTGACCTTGGCGAACCCGACGGGTTCGTGGTGGCTGGTGGTGATGTGGGCGCCGGCGCCTACGTGGTTGGCGTCGCGGTCGTTGTCGCGGGGCTGGCAGGGGTGGGTGTCGCGCCATTCGTGGAGGAGGGCGCGTGCGGTGGTGAGGCGTGTGCGGTCGATGCGGATGTAGCCGCCGCAGGGGCACGACTCGCGAAGCGTCTTCATGTGCGGCCCGTCACGAATCGCTCAAGTTGGCGCCAGCGGTCGCGGCGCCACTCCCAGTCGTGTTGTGCGGCGGCGGTGGCGCTCGCCCATGTGGGGTAGTGGTAGCCGGGCTCCAGCATTCGCACGGAGAGGACGGTTCCGTCCCGGGTGACGTGACCCCATACAGCGAACCAGGGCTTGTCCTTAGGCGCGTGGGGGTCGCGGTAGATGACGTACTTGTAGGTGCCGGTCATGGGGTGGCTCCGCATTCGGGGCTGTTGGGGATGACGCCTCGGGTGCCTTTGTAGATGAGGGTGGCGCCGTCGCAGGTCTTGTAGATGCCTGGTTTGACGGTGACCCATCCGTGTCGGGGGTCGGTGTGGGAGGCGAGGCCGTCTTGGTATTCCCCGATGGCGGAGATGGGGGCGAGGGCGATGAGTGCGCATGCGGTGATGGCTGTGGTGAAGAACGTCTTGTCGTGCTCGCGCCGGAGGGCGGCGGCGCTGATGCCAGCGAAGACGAGCGCGGCGAGGAGTAGGAGCAGCCAGGCCATCAGGCACCATCCTCGATGGGGTTCCAGTTGGTGCAGCCGGGCCAGTTGGCGAGGACGTCGGTGCCGGGGCCGTGTGTGATGCGTTGGCCGCCGCGGGCGTCGCATTTGTGGTAGACGCGTGCTCCTCCCCTGATGGCGATGCGGTGGGTGCAGGTGCCGCATCTGACGCGGTCTTCGAGGATCGCCGACCCGGGGTCACGGGTGGCGTCGATGTGGAGTGGGATGAGGAGGCGGGTGGCGTATCCGAGTGGGTGGTTCCCGGCGGCCCACTGCGCGTTCTGCCGGTGTCGGAGGCGCTGCCCTGGTGTGAGTCCCGCGAGGGGGTCGGCGACGGCTGGTGGGGCGGGGATGTCGAGGGCGTCCTGCTCGGCGGTCATGACGTCGCCTCCCCTGCGCGTTCGGGGCGATAGATGATGGCTTCGCGGAGCCCGGTGATGCAGGTGACGTCTACGCCTGGCATCCGGCTGGAGAGTTCGGCGGAGATGCGCGCGAGTCCGCCGTGCTGGTTCTCGCCGTCGAGGGGGATGAAGACGATGTCGCCGGGCTGGACGATGACGCTCACTCGGTGCCTCCGGTCGCTGCGTCATAGGGGCTGGGCGCCGGCCGGAGTTCGGCGGCGCCGTGCACGATTCTTCCCGTGGCGTTGCGCTGGGGCACGTATGCGTTGAGAGCAGCGCAGATGTGGTCGGCGAGCTCGGAGGTGATGTCGTGGCCTTGCTCGGTGGTGGTCTGTTCTACGGAGATGACGCACTTGTAGAGGCCGGGGTCGTTGGATACTCCGACAACGAAGTAGCCCTCGGGATGGTTGACGGTGGGTTCGTCTTCATAGGGGGTGTCGGGTCCTACGTGTTCGACGCGCCAGGTGCTGGCGCCGCGTTCGAAGTCGGTCTTGTCGCGCATTCGGGCTCCTGTGGCTAGTGGTGGGTGACGGCGGCGTAGATGAGGGCGAGCGGGGCGAGGAAGAGCAGCCAGGCGCCGACGATGAGCCCGACCCAGATGGCGAGGCCGCGGATGAAGCTCACGGGTACTCCCGGCTGTGATGGACATCAGGGGGCGGCGGGTCAGCGAGTGCGTCGAGCGCGTGGTAGTCGTCCTCACTGACTTCTTCGACAGGGTGTGAGCCGCAGTGGTCACATGGGAAGTACAGGGTGGCGTCCAGCTTGAGGGCATCGCTGAAGAAGATGTGGCCGGCGCTGCCTTTGATGCGCATCCAGTCGCCGAGGAGCGGGCATCTCATGAGCCAGTACCGGTCGTGGATGAGGATCTCGGTGTCGCTCATGCCGGCTGGGCGTCGTGTCGGTCGGCGAGGGCGAGGAGTTGCGCGGCGTAGGCGCGGACCTGGTCGGGGGTGACGGCGCGGGTTTCGGTTCCGCCGCGGGTGTTGACGTGGACGTATAGGCCGCCGTTGATGTCGTGGAGGTCGCCGAGGTCGGCGGTGATGACGATGTTTGACCATTCGCCGAGGTCCCAGCAGACGGCGTCCTCTCCGGGTCGGGAGAAGTCGGGGTCCGTGTCGGTGTAAAGCTCGAGGGTGTTCGTGTAGGGGCCACCCAGGGTGGGGCGGAGGGCGTCGCTGGCGGTGGTGGTCACGGGGTCTCCTGGGGGGTCTGGTCGGTGTGGTGCCGCTTGGGTCCTCGCCGCTTGCCGGGTCCGCCCCGGCCCGTCAGGGCGCGGTCGGGCTGTTCGGGGCTTGGCGGGGCCTTCTGGGGCCGCTCCGGGCCGGTTCCGTCCTGGGCGTCGGCTGCGTTGGCGGCTGCGGCGCGTTCGGCGCGGGCTCGGCGGCGGATCGTGGTGGGTGACACCCCGGGCCCGGACTTCCCGGTGAGCCCGATCGCGTCCGCGACGTCGAGCGCCCAGTCGCGGAGGTCGTCGCCGTCGAGGCCGTGGCGGCGTCCGGTGGCGACGAGGCGGTCGGCGACGAGCCGGACGGTGGCGGGGTCGGTGCCGTGAATGGCTTCGTTCAGCATGTACGCGCGTTCACCCATGGGACACCGCCGGCTGCCCGGGGAGGGGAACGGCGTCGCTGTCCCACCAGGAGGTTGTCCATGGGGTTCCGCAGGCGGCGCACTTGTAGTCGCACACGACGGTCGCCTTGTCGGTGATCGTGTTGATGGGCGGGTTGTCGCGCAAGAGGCATGCGGGGCACCCGTCGAGGTAGTCGGTCACGCGACGGCCCCAGAGGGCGACCACGGCTGGGGCGTGAGGCGCTGGTAGGAGCCCTCGAAGGTCATGGGGAACCCTGTGATGGGCCCGCGGCGGTTCTTGGCGACCTTGATGCCCATGAGATCGGGCTTGTCCCCCTGGAGGTCGCGGTGGAGGAGGATCACGTTGTCGGAGTCCTGCTCGACGGCGCCGGACTCGCGGATGTCGGACAGGACGGGCTCGCGGTTCGCCTTCTCCATGTCGCGGTTGAGCTGGGCGAGAACGATGAGGGGCACGCCGAGTTCGAGCGCGGTGAGCTTGAGGGTCCGCATCATGGCGGCGACCTGCTGTTCGCGGTTCGCTTTGCTGCGGTCGGCTGCGGCGGGGGTGATGAGCTGGAGGTAGTCGACGACCCAGAGGGCGCAGCCGGTGGGCCGGCGGAGTGCGCGTCGGATGTCGGATCGGATCATGGCGACGGTGGCGTGGGTTCGGCGCGGGATGACGAACGCGCTGTCGCGGAGGGCTTCGGCGGCGCGGGAGACGGCGGCCCATTCGCGTTCGGTGAGGGGTTCTTTGGGGGCGCGGATGAGCCGGCCATAGTCGACGCGGGCGAGGTTCGCGTAGGCCCGGTAGAGGAGGTCTTGGGAGTGCATCTCGAGGCTGGTGTAGCCGACGCCGGCGCCGGTGGCTGCGACGTTGAGTGCGATTTGGAGGCCGACGACGGTCTTCCCGACTGCGGTTCGGGCGGCGATGGTGGTGACGGAGCCGGGTGGGAGGCCGCCGTTGAGGATGCGGTCGAGTTCGGTGAGGCCGGTGGGGATGCCGGGGGTGTGGCCGTGTTGGAGTGCTTCGAGGGTGGCGTCGATGTCTTCGCCGATGTTGACGGACTGGTCGGGGTCGTGTCCGTCGGCGACTTCGGTGACGGTGCGTTGTGCGGCGTCGACGAGGTCGTTGGGGTCGCCGCCTTCAGCTGACCAGCCGAGTTCGGTGATGCGGGTGCCTGCGGCGATGAGCTTCCGCTGGATGGCGCGGTCGCGGATGATCCGGGCGTAGTGGGTGGCGCTGGCTGGGGATGGGACGGCGGCGACGAGCTCGTGCAGGTAGGGGTGGCCGCCGGCCTTGGCGAGGTCGCCTGTGTTGCGGAGGTAGGCGGCTGCGGTGACGGCGTCGACGGCGTGGCCGCGTTCGGTGAGCTGGGTGATGGCGTGCCAGATGAGTTCGTGTCCGGGGCGGTAGAAGTCGCTGGCGGTGATGCCGGTGTCGAGGACGTCGGCGACGGCGTAGGGGGCGAGGAGGCATGCGCCGAGGACGGACTGTTCGGCGAGGTGGTCGTGGGGTGGGGTGCGGGGGGCGGGGTGGT